GAGTAGGCAACGGTCACGAAGTCTGCGTTAAGCAGTTCGAAACCAGCGTACAGACTCCAGATCATCATGATGAAGCGGCTGAAGTCGTCGTTGTTGTTGAGAAGCACCTGAGCGTTGTTGCCGCCGATGCCCACGCCAACAGACTGAGGACCGAAGAACATACCGATCGCAGCATTGTAGTCAGCGGTGCTGCTAGCAATTTCTGCGTTCTGGGTTTGAGAAGGCATGTTGGTGGATTCGAAGAATCGCACACCCTCAAAAACAAAGCCAGTCGGCATAATCGGCTCGCCAGCCACAAAGGTGGCTTGACCGAAGCCTTGACCCATGTACAGTGCAGCGTTGGGCTGCATTGCGGACATGAGCGGGTTGATCTGGCCATTGCCAGGATAACGAGCCACCTCGCGGAAGTCGCTGTTCTGACGCAGGTGCATCAGGAAGGTGGGATCGCAGACGCAACGATAGAAACCGTCCTGGTAGGTCGGAGTGTTGCGCTTACGCAGGGACTTGACCACACGAAGGAGGTCGTCCTTGACGTCGAACTTAGCTTGCTCGGCGTTGGTATAGCTCAGAGAACCAACAGACTGATCACCAGGGAAGTAGTAACCACCTTGGGAGTCAGAAGCTTGGCCCTTAGAAACAGCCTTCAGGAGTTCATTGATGAACACCCGGTCGCGCCAACGACGATAGTCGTCGAGCAGAGTCAGGCTGCCAATGGATTGGTGGAAAGTGGTGAGGTTACCGGTGTCCAGCAGCAGACGCTGGGCGGTAATCAGGGTTTCCCTCAAATTGTTACCCTAGAGGCTCTTTATCCTCTAGTTCTTACGGTTTACCATCCCGTAAGTTCAGACTATATCATCACCCACAGCATTATCTGTTTGGGTGCTCCGCGCTCGTGGGGCTCTTTCCTTTACCGTATGCGGCAGTGGGAAAGATCGACTTTACGCACCATACAGGGCGGAACATAAGGAGATATGAGAGGGAGAAACTCTCTCAGTTTCCTTTTTCCAATGGTGAGCGTAACTCTTTTGTCCGTAGACCTTTGAGTTATGTTCCATTTTATTCCTGTTACAGAATAAAGCCAGTCCTGTATAAGCTTGTGTTCTTCCAGTGTAAAAGAACACAAAGCAAGCTGACCTTGAGCTTCTACGTAAGGATACTCTGCTATTGATCCGTCCTTTAACCGGTGCTTTTTAACTCTGTCGCTTGAGCTAACAGAGCCGTCGTCGCACCAAAGAACAGCTAGTTCAGGTAGCGCTAAACCAGAAAGGAAATCTGGGGTTACGTGCTTTATGACGCGCCCCTCTTCTGGAACCTCATACCAACGATCAAACCAAGGAGAAAACAAGGAATGATCATCGACGCAGAAAAGATAAGACTCGTGTGTCTTATCGTTCTGTTTGCCGTCGCTTTGATAATAAGGACCCAGAATTTTTCTGTCCTTACCTAGAATCTGATTTATCTTCTGCGCTTTATAGACCAACCAATCGTATTGTTTGACTGAGTGACCTATACGAAGATGTACATACTTCTTGCGCTGAAGACCTAACCAGCCATCTCCAAAGATACAAGCTTTTAAAAAAGCTTTGTCCTCAGAAGGGAGAGAGTCAAGCGTAACGTCAACCCTAGTCGTTGAACCTTCAAGATGATTACTCATCAAGCTCGGCTGCTGATTTCCCGGACATACTAGAACGTCAGGAGGGATTCCAGCAATTCACGGAGTGCACATTATGTGATTTCTCACACAAGGGCCAAGGCTTTAGCAATTTTAAAGGTACTAGGCTGTGTAGGATCACTAGGATCTGCAGGGCCTGTGTACTCTTTAAGAGTCACAAGAACTTTGTCCTTGACAATGTTCCTGCTATTTGCGGTACCGATGGTTTGTTCAGCGGTACGTTCGCGAGATTCCTTGGAGCCGGGGTTACCGAAGAAACGGTACAAATGTTACCCTAGAGGCTCTTTATCCTCTAGTTCTTACGGTTTACCATCCCGTAAGTTCAGACTATATCATCACCCACAGCATTATCTGTTTGAGTGCTCCGCGCTCGTGGATCCATTACTGAGTTTCCTCTCGGGATCTAGTCGTTGAACCTTCCAGAGCGTATATTCTCTGGCTTGGCTGCTGATTCCCCATGAGCTTAGCTCAAGGAGGGGTCCCAGCAATTCACGAAGTTTATAGACCGCTACATGGGAAATTAACGGTCCAACTGAACTGTCTGACCAGGTTGTTTCGCATGTGTTATCGATGAGGCTCTTTATCCCCATCTTCAACACCTTAAGGACGGTGTTGCTCAGACTATATCATCACCCACAGCGTTATCTGTTTGGGTGCTGGGCACTCGTGGATCCATTACTGAGTTTCCTCTCGGGATCTAGTCGTTGAACCTTCCAGAGCGTATGTTCTCTGGCTTGGCTGCTGATTGGCCTCCTTCTCAGGTCCGGCTTTCCAGCAATTCACCCAGTTTGCTTCTGAGAGTTACCTCTCAGTGTTCCCGAATTAAGAAATCGTGAACAACCCATCGATTTCGGGAACAGCTAGTCAATTTCTTGACTAGGCCGCAGTTGTTACGGGTTCCGCAGCCATCTCAACGATGTACGCTGGATGCGGGCGGTACAGTTCGGCACCAAGGATTTTTGGAAAATCATTCACCCAAACCCGCAGTTTCCCACGGAGGTGGACTATCTCTTCATCCTGCAAGCAGGATGCCGGGCGCTAATGGTGTATTACGCAGCAAGATCGTGCTGCACCACCTAGTCTCTGCACGTTCCAGTCACGCTTGACTGGCTTCGCTCAGGATTACCCATATCCCCACTTCTGAGATGAGGATACTCTCAGGCTTCTTTACGGGGGATGCCACCCGCGTAAAGATTTAATTTTCAAGGTTCTCGGCGTGGCCGATTGTTTCAGAAGAGTTGCCTAAGGGCTTCCCTGAATTCACCCGGTTATCACTAGCCAGTTACCTGACTAGGCGACAAACTGAGCCTCAGCTATCGATAAACATCGATAAAGCTCCTATGTAAGGTGCTCCCTTATTCTACGGACTATTATCACTTTATTAATAAAAATGTGTTGCAGTCTTAGCGGTTAACCTAACCGTCGAATCATTCCTCGTATTCCTTCACCAAGCACACCATAGACAGCACCATAGTTAGAAACGTACCGCGTGGACCTGCCGCGATACATGTTCCGAATTACAGTACTCATCTGACCAGGAGCGTCAGAGCGAACAGCTTCAGAAAATGTCTGACAATAAACAGGTTGATGATATTCCCACGCTGCGCGAGATCCTGATGTATCGTTTGTCGGATTAGTTAGAGCAGGGTATCGAGCACGGGCATACGAATTTGCACCACCATAACTTCCTTGCTCAGCTGTGTTGTCAGCCGGAGTCTGGAACGGGTCATAAGCCTGGTTGTCGGGAACAGCTGCACCAAACCATGTGTAAGGTCCAATATCCCTTAAGCCAGGCTCAGGTCCAAATGCAGTTTGAACAGTAGAGTTCGCAACGTTAAGTAAACCCTGCCGACGATAACCATCTCGAATATTTAAAGTTCCTGAAGTATGCGGATAGATGTCGTTGTAGTCGTTCCAAAAACCAGAAATAGCTCTAGGAACAGCACGCCACTCGGAAGTTAAGTATCCGCTGTAGTTAGGAGGCCCTGCAGTAATAATGCCAAAATCGGTCCCAACATCAGCAACAGTAAAATAAGTCTCTTGATATCCCCACGGTGTCCGGTAACCACTAGAGATAAGCTCGTACGTATCAGTTAAATTTAAGTCGTTTCCTGTGCGCTGAGGACCAGACTGAATATTGTGGTAAAGCTTCTTATCAAATCTCCAGTTAGTTAAAGCTGCATAAGTCATGTTTATACCGCTGATAATTTAATTTTAGAACCTATGTTGAGTAACTTAAAATATTTATAGAAAGGCAAGAGTAATGAACTCACTTGGCTCTAAACTCTTGTCAGTACTGACAGACGATCCGGAGGCAGCTTTGGCCACACTTTCAGGATCGGTTACGGATGCAATCATTCACCCGCAATCGTTAAAAAAGCTAATCCCTTACGTACTCAAAGCTTTGATCGTTGGGTTTTTCTTAGCTGAGTTCGTAACTCCAGCAATCTCGGAACGACTAGAGCTAAGCCAAAAAGAGTCTTTAGCCTTGTCGTTCATTTGTGGATATGCAGGAGTACGCCTTCTCCGCATGGGAGAAAACATAGTCATGAAAAAAATTGATAAAAAATATCAGTTGACCGGAGGAGCAGCCGAAAGCTCCACGCTGTCATCAAAAGACGAATCGGGTTGCTGAGTCTCTGCACTCTGCTGCTGCACAGGTTGAGTTTGCTGCTGAGGAGCGGGAGCTTGCGCCTGTTGCTTGCCTCGTTGAGCAATCCATTCAAGTGAACGCATGATAATTCTGTATGTACAAGAAGTTTAGCAAAAAAAATCCCCCTAAAAAGGGGGACTCTTGGCCTTCGCCTTTATACTATCAGGCTCCTTCCATAAAGAGAAGCTTAGAACGCAGAGCTTCGGGACCCATGTTCTGCAGATAGCGCCAAGCGTTTTCAGGGGCGCGGTTCATCACTTCACCAAACACTTCCCATTGCTGTTGGGGATTCGCAGAAACCTGCTGACCGCCTGCATTTACAGGGGGAGCGGGCATATCGTAGTTTTGCTGGTAAGGCTGAGCAACTTGCTGAGCATCCGTGGAACCATCGATATCCACGGGGTAGACCTCGGTGAAGAAGCGGTCCGTGTAGTCCGCCAGATGATCAGGGTTAGTCAGAATGGTCTGCATTGCACCGGCACGTGCATTCAGATCGTCCATACGCTGAGCTTGATCAATCAGCAGATCCTCGAGCGAACAAGCATATTGGTTAAGGATCCCAGGAGCCTCAATACCAAAGTGCTTAACGACCTCGGCGCTTACGTTGGTTAGACCCGTTTGCTGGTCCGTAGAAGCCGGAGAGGAAGTTTGGGTCGGTGAGGCGCTGGTATAAGAGGTCGGCGCTACCTGCTGTGCCTGGTAAGCCCAAGGTTGGACCTGTGAAGGCTGACTGATTGGTTGAGTAACCGGCTGTTGAACCTGGCTCGGATACTGTGGAGCCTGGCTGAGGGATTGTTGGGCTGGAATATTCGACAGGACCCGCTCCAAGGACCCCATCGCCGCTTCCCACGGATTGCTGGGGGAGGACGGAGACGTTGACGGGTTGTACGGGTTGTTGGTAATAGGGGCCGTAGCTGGTGCCACCTGCGACGGCGGTTGGGCTGTAGGCACCGAAGCTACCGCCGGGGTAGCTGTTTGGGCCACCCACTGGGGGTAGGCGGTTGAGCCCTGGTCGCTGGATACCGCCGGGGCTGCCGCCGGGGAGACCGGGCTCGGGGTCGAAGCTTGGATCTGCTGGCTCATAGCTACCCGAGTAAGTTAATTCTTCCGCAAGGTGATCGAATGTCCTGTAAAGGAGCGGAGTGACATTCAGTCTAGGATCAGCCGCTAGTGGTTGATCAGGCGCAAGAGGATGCGGAGACTGCAACATCTGGCTTAATAATACCAGAAATTGTTGCATTGCTGCTTGCGTTTGTTGAACCATTCTGAAGGGAAATCCCTTCAACATTTCGGCTCGTTCTGAATCTGTTTTATCTGGAAATAAGTACTTCAGCGCTTCAATCGAGTCTACACCTAGTTCTTGAAGATTTCGAACAACGATGGACTTTTGATTCACATCGTATGCAGTATCTTCATAGACATCGCCTTGGTACCGATAAGAGACAGCACGGTCGCCGTCCTCAGGTAAACCCACAACGCCACGCGGGACTTTGTTTTTGGCAAGGGCGTCACGCATCGCTTCGTCGACTTTTTTATTAAATCGACGCATCGAGTTTTGATACTTTTCAGCACTTTCTTCAGTTTGTTCCGTGGGAATTTTGGGCTCGTTAAGACCCATGGCCGCAATAAACGACTCACGGAAAATAACCTCCTGGTGGTAGATCATCATTTCCAACAAACGGCAAAAACCGTATGTCAGGAAACCTTTATTTTTACGAAGTGCCGTGGCCTGGGCACGCCCCATTAGACCTTTGATTTCCGTAGCGGTAGCACCAGCAGAAATAGAAATTTCGTCGACGCCGCCTAACGCTGTACGAATTTCTTCCCGCAATAAAAGTGCGTAACGGTTCATATCCCCACTGACAGGGTCAGGGGTCATGTAGCCCACACGGTCAGAAGGCTCGACGTTCGCGATAATCCGTGGAACA